GAAGAAATCGAATCTGTTGAGTTTCTTGTCGAACAAAAGAACGGCAAGAAATCAATGTATATCGAAGGTGTTTTCTTACAAGGAAATATCAAAAATCGTAACGGCAGAATGTATCCTATGGAAACTCTTCGTAGAGAAGTTGGTCGTTACAATGAGAATCATATTCAATCAGGTCGTGCTCTTGGAGAACTTGGTCATCCAGAAGGCCCAACTGTAAACCTTGATCGTGTATCTCATAAGATCGTTTCTCTAAAAGAGAGTGGATCTAACTTCATTGGTAAGGCTAAAATTCTTAACACACCAATGGGTAAAATCGCATCTTCTTTAATTGAAGAGGGTGTAAAACTTGGCGTATCTTCTCGTGGTGTTGGTTCACTCCAACAGACAAAAGAAGGTTTCGCTGTAGTAGGTGAAGATTTCATGTTAGCAACTGCTGCAGATATCGTTGCCGATCCTTCAGCTCCTGATGCTTTTGTAGAAGGAATTATGGAAGGAAAAGAGTGGGTATGGGATGGTGGCATACTTCGTGAGAAGTTTGCAACTAAAACATATAAACAGATTAACACTCTAGTCGATCAGAAAAAACTAGATGAGCAGAAATTAAATCTGTTCAGTGATTTTCTGTCTAATTTATAACTTTTCTAAATAAATTATAGTTCTCAATAATCTAAATAACTTTTGGAGTAATAAAAAGCAATGGCTAAGAAACAATTACAAGAAATGGATGTAGCAGCTGGAACTAAACAGTCTAAGACTGCCGTGAACGCCAACGCTAAACCAGCAATGCCGATGGATACATCAGTAGCAGGGAGCGTTGAGGATCTCGGAGGCCCTACACCAATGAATTACAAACCAGATGATGATTCAGCAAAGCTAAAAACACCTGGTGGCACTTTAAAGCAAGTTAAAGATGTCGTTAATTCAAAAGCAAAACCTGCAGAACCAATGAAAGGTGGTATGAAGGAAGAAGACGAAATCGTCGATGAGGTTATTGAGGAGGAAGAGGTAACTACTGATGAGGTAGTTGCTGAAGAAGAATCTACTGAGGAAGTAGAAGTTGACATCGAGGAAGATGTTAATGCACTCTTTGGAGGAGAAGACCTTTCTGAAGAGTTTAAAGAAAAGGCAAAGCTTGTTTTCGAGACAGCTCTTAATTCTAAAGTTTCTGAAGTTAAGGAAGCATTAGAAGCAAAATACCAAGAAACACTTGAAGAAAGAATCGCTGAAGAAAAAGCATCTCTTTCTGAGAGAGTTGATAATTATCTTGAGTATGTTGCAGATGAGTGGTTCACCGAAAATGCTCTTGCAGTTGAGCAAGGGTTAAAAACAGATATGACAGAATCCTTCTTAAGTGGGATGAAGTCACTCTTTGAAGAACATTATGTAACTATCCCTGATGACAAATATGATGTGCTGGAAAGCATGGTAGAAAAACTAGATGACATGGAGACCAAGCTCAATGAGCAGATTGAGAAGAACGTTAGTTTAAACAGTAGACTCGGTGAGTCTGTTGCTAATGGTATTCTTGAATCAGTTTCTGAAGGATTAGCATCCACCCAGAAAGAAAAGCTCGCTTCACTTTCCCAAAGTGTAGAGTTTGAAAGTGAAGAATCTTATCGTGAGAAGTTGGAGACACTTAGAGAGTCATATTTCTCTTCTAAAGCAAAGTCACCAGCTGCTAAATCTGATACAATTTCAGAAGGAGTCGATAGTGCAGATGCACCAGATGTATCTAACGCAATGGCTGCTTACATGAAGACAATATCAGCATTTGGTAAATCCTGATTTCGATATTAAACAAACGCAAACACTAATTTTTTAAGCAAATGTTCCAATCAGAACAACTGCAGGAAAAGTGGAAGCCGCTATTAGAGTATGAGGGTCTTGATCCAATCAAAGACAACCATCGTAAAGCAGTTACTGCTGTCTTGCTAGAAAACCAAGAAAAATTTTTAAGAGAAGAGCAAGCATTCTCATCAGGTATCAACTTGATGGAAGCTCCTCCAACTAACGCAGCAAACGCTGCTGGTGCTGGCGGTGGATTTGGTGGTAGTGCAACTGCTACTGGCCCAGTCGCTGGTTTCGACCCAGTTCTTATCTCATTGATCAGAAGATCTATGCCTAACTTGGTGGCATATGACCTTGCTGGTGTACAACCAATGAGTGGCCCAACTGGATTAATCTTCGCAATGAGATCCAGATTCACTTCACAAAGTGGAACAGAAGCATTCTACAATGAAGTAGATACAACATTCTCTGGAAACGACTCAAATAGCGATGAAACAGCTGGATTTACAGATACACCTGCTGGTTTCGGTTCTGCTTCACAGCAAGGATCTAACCCTGCAATTCTAAACCCAGTTGGAACTGCTGCTACACCTGGCTACAACGTTGGTCAAGGTCTAGTAACAGGAGACGCTGAGAACTTAGGTTCAGGTGCTAATGATCACTTCAACCAGATGGCATTCTCCATCGAGAAAGTGACTGTTACTGCGAAATCCAGAGCACTAAAGGCAGAGTACAGTTTAGAACTTGCTCAAGACCTTAAGGCAATCCACGGATTGAACGCTGAAGCAGAATTAGCAAATATCCTTTCAACAGAGATACTTGCTGAGATCAACAGAGAAGTTATCAGATCAATCTATAAGGTTGCAGAGCAGGGTGCTGTTCAAAACACAGCGACTGCAGGTATCTTCGACTTAGACATCGACTCAAACGGAAGATGGTCTGTTGAGAAGTTCAAAGGTCTATTATTCCAGATCGAAAGAGATGCTAACGCGATTGCACAAAGAACTCGTCGCGGAAAGGGTAACATCATCATGTGTTCAGCAGACGTTGCTTCTGCACTAACCATGGCTGGTGTTCTAGATTATACTCCTGCATTAAATGCAAACTTAAATGTAGATGACACAGGTAACACATTTGCTGGTGTTCTACAAGGTAAGTATAGAGTATACATCGACCCATATGCTGCTAACTTAACAAGTGCTAACGCTGCACCTTCAGGTGGTAATCAGTATTACGTTGTTGGTTACAAAGGAACATCTCCTTATGATGCAGGATTATTCTACTGCCCATACGTTCCACTACAGATGGTTCGTGCTGTGGGAGAAGACACCTTCCAGCCAAAAATTGGATTTAAGACAAGATACGGTCTTGTTGCAAACCCATTTGCTGAAGGAACCACACAGGGATCTGGTGGATTACTTGCTAACCAAAACAGATACTACAGAAGAGTGGCTGTTAAAAACCTTATGTAAGCGAGACGCTTATATATTCTTCAAAGACTCTCCTTCGGGAGGGTCTTTTTTTTTGTTCGGTAATTACGATAGTTGACGAAACAAAGTAATTTTGCTATGATAAATACATTGTAATCTTTATTATGAATCGCTTAAAAGAGCGAGTATCTTAAGGAGTAAAATCCATCAACTAAGATATATTTCGAGAAAAAATTTAATAGGTAAAACTATGACTGAAAAAGGATTCGGCAATGACCCCGTGTTGCCATATGAGCAACTAAAAAAAGATTTTAACAAGGCAGTAAGAGATCCAAATATATTTGAAGCACCGAAGATAAAAATAATAAGAGGTCAAACAGGATTAGGTAAGTCATATCTACAAGATAAAGAAATGCCTACCACTTTTAAAGAGGTATTTCCAGAACTTAAATTTATTATAAGAGTTTCTCCTACCACAGAAGTTGCAAATGATGGAACATTTCAATCTGTAGAGGAATTAGATACTAATGAAACGCAGTATTTTTATTTGGAAGATCCAACTCCAAATGCAATAAAAAATGCAAAACGTGTTGAAAATACAGTTCATTGCATTTCTACTACTCATTCATATTTTTATAGTAATTTTGATCGTCTTGTAGATTTAGCACCCGAATCTGTTCTCATAATCGAAGAAGCACACCAATATGTTGGTTGTGGAGATGCAGGAGCTGATGCTTATATCACCACATATGGATACCACTCAACATATGAAGCAAGATCAGTTAAGAGATTTATTGAATGGTGTAAAATAAATCCAAGGGTAATGGGATTTACCGCAACTGTTACTCGTCATCATGAGGGTGATAGCTCGCTAACAGATCAATTTTTAATCTGTAACAAGATGCAACCTAAGAAAAACTTGATTGCATCACAAGCGTGGTTGGGTAAAGTATACCAATACCATTTTGCAAAATGTCAAGGCCCAAATTCTATCGAAAAATCAATCCATGAAAGTATTGAATCTATTTTTGAAAGGGAAGAATTATTATTACAAATAAAAGAAACTGAGGATTCAAATGTTCATGCAAAATTAACAGGTTTGTATATGGCAGGTACGGGAGCAGGTGTTTGGGGATCCTGTATTAATGACACAAGAGAGGTGATTGCAAAATATTTGAAAGGTTTTGATACTTATGCAGAAGATGATAAAATGATTGCAACTATGACAGATAGTGGTATTAGAGTATGGGATCTGAATGGAGAATCTGAAACTGTTCCAAAAAATAATTCAGAAGAACTTATCCGAAGATTAGAGGATCCTAACAATCCTTTAAGATTTGTAATTGTTGTTAACAGAGCAAGATCTGGTATCAATGTTCATAATTTTGCAGCAGAAGTTGTATGTCGTTTACGAGATCCTAAAGAGATTAGAACACTAATACCAATACAAATGTATGGTAGGTTAGTAAGAATCAATGTTGGAACTGGATCTATAATAAGAGATGAATTTCTTAATAATATTGCAGAATATATCATAGGTTATCACCAAAAATATGGCATTTCCATAGAAACTATTAAGAAAACAATTAAAATTGCCAATACATTTGATTTGTGGATACCTCATAACGAAAAAGTTAAAAGAACTTGGCAAGAGTCAGTCAATGATTTCTCAAGAGATTATGTTAACTCAAAGGAGGATGGTTATAAATGGTTAGATTCCTTTGTGCCTGATGGAATAGAAACAATAATTCCATTACCAGATGATTTCTTTGATTTAACTATTAAAGTTCCTTGTAATGGAAAATTTATTGATGTAAAATTAAACGATAAAATTAATGAATGGAAAGGTGATGGTACACTTGATCTCTTTTTCAATATGCAAAATTAATGAAGAAAATTACTGTAGTTGGTGGTGGTAATGCAGGATGTTTCACAGCACTTTATTGTGCATGGATGGGTCAAGATAAAGACTTTGAAGTAGAATTAATCTATGATCCTGAGATACCTCCAGAAAGAGTTGGTCAAGCAACTGTTCTAGAACCACCTGCTATATTGTGGGCTGCTACTGGATTTGATTGGTATCATAATAAAATAAATGCCACATTTAAAAGTGGTATTTTATATGAAGGATGGGGTAAAGTAAATGATAAAGTGTTTCATAATTTCCCTTCGGATAGTATGGCTATGCATTATTGCCCATGGGAGATGCAAAAAAGTATATTAGAATCAGGTCGTTTTAAAGTAACTGAAGATAAAACAGATACTTTCAATATTGATGCTGATTATCTTTTTGATTGTAGAGGTAAACCAAATAATTATGAAAACTATGAGGAGTTAATAAATCCAATCAATGCTTGTATTTTAGCAGAACCTAATTGGAATACAGCAGAAAATCCTTGGAGTAGACATGTTGCAACTCCTGATGGGTGGTGTTTTGTAATTCCAACAAGAGAAACATCGCCATCATTTAAGTATTGTGTAGGGTATTGTTACAATTCAGATATAACATCAAAAGAGGAAGCAGAAGAAAACTTCTTGAATATGTTTGACGTATCAGTAACAAAACATGTTCAGTTTAAGAACTATGTTGTCAAAGAACCTGTTATAGATAACAGAA